CGGCGGCAGTGACTAAGGCGGTGGGGCCACTAAACGAAAAGTTGGCAAATCTCGAAACCCAACTATCGGCAAATGCTGACAAAGAAAAGTCAGATAAACGCGCAGCGGTAAAGGCTAAGTTTTCCCTTGATGACGTTGCCGTTAACGCATTGGACGGTGCCGCTCTGGACGGTCTGTATGCTCAGTGCCAGACATCATCCCCAATCAATCCGGCGTTCAACTTCAATAGCGCTGACACCTCAATTTCTGACATGCCGGAGTAAATAAAAATGGCTAAAGACGGAAAGCACGTAATCCACGCCGGTGGCGTATTCCCTAATCCGGTTCTAAATCGAGAGGGTGCAGCGGCAGCGGCCACGAAGCCTGGCACTATCGGTGCATTCGTTACTGGTAAGTTCACCGCGTCAGTAGATGGCAATGAAGAGGCGATCCTTTATGTCGCTGATTATGATTATCTGCGCTGCCAAACAGTCGACGACTCAATCCCTGTTGGTGAATTAGTCGTTGGCATCCAGCCAATGCAAGGGATGTTCCTGAACGTCCGCGCCGCTGCCGGAACGTATAAAAAAGGCCAGCCGCTCTCAATTGCCAATGGGCAGGTGAAAGCACACGCAAGCGGTGAATCTATCCGCGCATTCGTCGAAGAAGACAAAGCATACACAACTGCCGCGGGTGATCTGCTGCGTGTCGTGATTAAGTAAGGAGAGCCTGAATGTTTGTATTCTCTAAAAAGCTGGGTGAAGAGACCGGCAACTACGAAGTTAACCAGCTTCAATTTAATGAACTGAAGACCGCCCGAGCGCAGGGTGCACAGGCAGCAGCAGACTTTATTGGTCGTTCTCGCGGTATCCGTGAAGATGCTGGTCGTTTAGATGCAGCCAATGCTGTAGATGACATTAAGCGTCTATACCGTGCTTATGACCAAACCGTTCTGGCGCAGTTTGAGCCGAATACTGAATTCACTTTGCTGAATGACCTGATCCCACTGTCGCGTTCTGTTCGCTTGGAAGAGTCCGTGTACGAATACGCTCGCACCGGCGGACGTGGTTGGGCTCATACCTCAATGTCTGGTCAGATTGGTGCAGCGTTGGATGCCCGCGCCTACAGCTTTGATGGAACGATGGTTCCAGTGCATGACTCTGGTTTTAAGTTCCATTGGCGTGATCCAATCTTCAATAAAGGCTCTGCTCTAGCCTCTCTGTCAGATGCTCAAGCAGGTTCTGTTGATGATGTTCGCCGCCAGTACGTGGATTACATGTTCAACGGCTTCCGTGACTCCGAAGGTAACTATGTGACCTTTGATGGCAAAACATGGAAAGGCCTGAAGAATGATGATCGCGTTGGTCTGGTTGATTTGGGCGCATCTGGCCTGAGCATTGACTTTACCTCTCCTACTGCGACTTCTGAGCAGATCCGTAATGCTGCGATTAAGCTGCGCGACACGCTGAAAATCACAAACAGCATGTATGCACAGCAAACTTGGTATGTATCCAGTGACATCATGTCTAACTTGGAGCGCTTCTTCAGCGATAACTACCAATCAGGCACCATTCTTCAGGAATTGCTCAAACTGTCTGGTATTGCGGCAATCAAAGAAGATGCTCAGCTTACTGGAAACCAGATCCTGATTGTTCCATTGGGCGCAGGTGTTATTGCTCCAGTTGTCGGTCAGGCAATCGGCACTGTTGCTGATCCGCGTCCGTTCTACAACTCAGATTATATCTGGCGTACTTGGGGCGCGATGGGCTTGATGGTTAAGCAGGACATCAACCTGAAACATGGCGTTATCTACGCACACAGCTAATGGGCTTTCTAATGGCACTAGTTAAAGTGGTTAGCAATAACCTGTTCTCTGGTGCCAACCTCCAGAAATTGGAGGTTGGTTCACAGGTGAATGTTGATAATTCAACAGCAGAAAAATGGGGGCAGGCTGGATTGGTGGAAGTTCTTGAGAAGCAGACATTTGAGGTTGCAACTCCTGCAAAGGATGCTGATGCTCAGACCGAGCAGACCGAGCAGACCGAGCAGACCGAGCAGACCGAGCAGACCGAGCAGACCGAGAAGCCAGCAAACTCGAAAAAGGCTAAGTAACTATGGCAAACCCAATTACAGCTGATGATGTTAAAGCCTTCCTCGCTGAGTTGGGCTATTCCATCCCAGACTCGCTATTAACTCCGATCCTTTGTCGAGTTAACTCAATCATCGACTGCATGAATGAGGCAGGGTATGACGATTGCACACAGCAGCTAATCTTGATGTATGCCGCCGCGCTAATGTCTGCCTCATCTGGCGCCAGAAAGATTAAATCTCAGTCTGCACCTTCTGGCGCTAGTCGCTCATTTGAGTATGGCGATGATGCAATATCATGGCTTAGAAGCTCTCTGTCATCACTTGATACGAATGGCTGTGCCAACACGCTACCGATCACCGCTGGTAGCACTGTTGGCTATTTTGATGTAGTTGGAGGTTGCTAATGCCATCGATACCAGCAGACCAGCATCTACCTAAGCCATTCGTTGTTGTGTGGGCCACTACCGACAGCGGTAGAAAGGTGACGGCCTACGTTAAGAGCAATGGTGAGTGGGTTATCAACTGCCCAAAGGTTGCGGCTGAGAATCCGACTATTGTGGGGTGGCGAGAATGACAGCGGCAGCCAACTGGAGCTATACGGCGGAGGCCACAATCTGGCGTAGAATCGGAACTGATGAGTGGAATAAGCCATCATTCGCCGCACCTATCACAATTGCATGCGACTACGGCGGCGACTCTAAGCGTGGTAACGCTGATGTTGGTCGTGAGTTCGTGGTGAAGGATACCGTCTGGACTGAGTACGCAGAAGCTAAAGAGGGTGACTACCTGCTTATCGGAGTTTCTACTGAGGACAACCCTATCGACGCTGGTGCCGATGAGATTAAGCATATCATTCGCTATGCGGACACATTTGATCGCGTTGCTGATGACTATGCATTGATAACAGGAGTCTGATATGGGCGTTAAGGTGAAGGGGATAGCCAAGGCCAAAGCCAATCTAAGCAAACTGATTGGTGATATCCAAGGACGAAAAGCAGTGAGAGCAATCTACAAGGCTCTCTATATCGGCGGGGCGCAAGCCTCACTTTATACCCCAATTGATACCTCAACACTTATCAACTCTCAGTTTCGTGACGTTAATGTATCAGGGAAGATGCTGACTGGGCGTGTTGGTTATTCTGCAAACTATGCAGTATACGTCCATGATCCATCTGTTAAGCAAAACTTCCGCAGATCAACGGCAAGAAAGGAATTTCTTAAGCTGGGATTTGAGGAAAGCCGAAGCCAAATCGACAAGGCCATTGCCGATGAGATGAAGTTATGAGCACACCAGTTTTCATTAAGTTTCGCGAATGGTTGGAGGATGCTGGGCTAACTGACGGATATAAAGTGCAGATGGTGCAGTGGGTAGAGCAGAAAAGTGACACCGGAAACATGAAGTACATGGTATTCCAGCCTGATAATGGCACATCGCGTGTCGATGACATTGGCGCTGAAGACTATGTATTAGTGATCATCGTCGGTGCTGAGAATGATGTTCAGCCTCTTGTACAACGAGCTCAGGATATTCTGGATTACACATCACAACATTCAGATGACTCATGCTTGAACGCCATTTTTAATGATGGCGGACTCCCAACTCCAATCCCTACAGAAGATAACCGCATGGTCATCAGACTACGATTCCGCTGCGTCTCATAACCAGCGTTAAACCTATCTTACGGCTGCCATTCGGTGGCCTTTTTTATTTATAAGAGGAAGAATCACTATGGCAAATTGCCCTAATGATAATGGCAAGCTGATGGGGCGTAATATCGTCGTTGAGGTTGCCGATGGTTGTCCTGACGTCCGCCCAGAAGAGGCTGAATGGAAGTCTTTAGCAGCCTGTACGTCAAAGACTTTAGATATGGCACCTAACACTACCAACTCTGAGGCTGATGATACAAAGGGATGGGTAGAGAATCTCCTGACTACCGCAGATGCCACAATTTCAATTGATGGTGAGGTAGGCAAAAATGACAAGTTAGATCAGTATGGTATTGGTCGCTTCACAAAATATTTCGTAGATGAAATGAATGCTATGCGACAACCTACATTATGGGTTCGCATGCAGGCTGGCCCTATCGAGTTTTCAGCGTATATGCTGATCACCGCTCTTACACCAGCTGACGGTGGCACAAACGACATCGTTACATTCTCAACTGAATTCAAGGTAGCTAATGCGTCCACAGTGAAGGTTGATATCATCAATGATGTTCCTTTAACCGGCGTTTCTGTAGCACCAGAGACATTAAGCCTGACTGTCGGAACTAACGGAACGTTTACTGTTAACTTCACTCCTACCGGCGCAACCAACAAGAATTTCACTGTTCAATCTGATGATGTTGCTATCGCGACTGTTTCAGCGGTTGGCCCAGTGGTGACAGTTGTTCCTGTTGCTGCAGGAACGGCTAATGCGATTGTGATTACTGATGACGGGCAGAAAGTCGCGGTTGTGGATATTACTGTCGCGGCAGCGTAAGCATTACAGAGGGTGTTCTTGGATGCCCTCGATAATGCTCACAAGGAATATCTTTATGACACCATTGTTGGAAATTGGAGAGATGGTCCTTACCGACACTGAAAAGGGTAAGGATTTCTTTTTTAGGCCGTCACTTCTCGCTATGACCAGAATTGGGTCGCCATCTGAAATTGTCAGAACACATGCGCTGTTAGTTGGTTTTGATATCAGTAATCTACTCCACCGAGCTCAAATGGCCTTAGGAACAGTTCATCCGCTTGTTGTCAATGAGGTTATTCGTCGAGGAAACACAGAGGTGGTTTATGCCGCTATGAATGTGATGCAGGCTTGCTGTGAAGACGACATAACGCCACTAATTGGTGAGCTAAAAGGATGGAAGCATTGCATAGTTCGGCGGCGTGGCGGCCTTACTGACGCTGAGATAGTTATCATCGCCAGAGAGTTGTTGGCCCATGGTGTTACTGGCAAAGCAAAAATCAGACGCCTACAGCGCCATGAGTCAAAGTCTGATTATTCATCGGAGTTCAGCGCAGCAGATTACATCGTAAGCGCACAATCGCATTTTGGTCTATCAAGAGGCGATGCGGAACAACTCACGATGACGATGTTCCAGATGATGCTTAAGAACAAATATCCAGAAGATAAAGGGTTCACGCGTGAGGAATATAACCAGATAGCTGACTCTTATCTTGAAAATAAAAAACGCCGGATTGCCATGGCTGAGGCCGAGGCCAAGAGAAAAAACGCTGCGGCCTAAATAAAAGAAAACCACTGACCCGCTTCGGCGGGTTTTTTATTGCCAGGAGATCATGAATGGCGAGCAATCAGCAGGTAGGTAACATCGTCTATCAGGTGCAGATGGACGTCGCTCAGCTCCTTGATGCTCAGCGCAAAGTAAATGACCGTTTGGATAAAATGGATGGTGGCTTCAAGAAGGTTGGAGCTTCTGCGGATAAACTTTCAACTGGAATGAACAAGGTTGGGGTCGCGATTGCCGCCGCGTTCACTATCCAAACTGCACAGAAAGTTATCGATATTGCCGACAGCATGGCAATCCTTCAGGCGCGTATTAACCGCTTATCGGTAGATGCCGCTGACGGCGCCAACAATATGCAGCGCTTGGCTGCTATTGCATCAACGACAGGTTCATCTATCGCGGATACAGCCAAGCTGTGGGAAACATTAACCGCTAGCTTGAAAGAGTATGGCGCGACTAACGATCAGGTTATTCGTGTTACAGAAACTCTGCAAAAAATAGGGACCATTGGTGGCTCTTCTGCTGAAGAGATGAGCAACGCGCTGCGGCAGTTTGGTCAGTCAATCGCAGGCGGAACGGTTAGAGCGGAAGAGTTCAACTCAATCCTTGAAAACATGCCAGAGCTTGGGCGGCAAATAGCCAAAGGTCTTGGAATGTCTCTTGGCGAATTACGGCAGGAAATGTTAGCTGGTAAGTTGACAGCAGAAGATGCGCTCAATGCAATTCAGAAACAAACAGAATCAGTTGATGCTGAATTCGCAAAGTTACCGGTATCTGTTGAGCGAGCCAAAAACAAGTTAGATGTCGCGTTTGATACAGCTATTCAGAAGATTGATCAGGCCATAGGGTTAACCAGAACTTTATCATCACTCATTTCATCAGTGGCAGACAACCTAACTTTAGCGCTCAACTCATATGGTGAGCTGGGGAATCTTGAGCCTCTGATGAAGAAGCAGGTTGATCTTCAGAAAGAGCTAAATGACCTGCAAAAAGATGGAAAGCAGTGGTATGAAACGCAGCTAACGTACCAAGCAAAACTCAATGAAAAACGGCGTGAACTCCTTCAGGTAGAGGGAGAGCTGGTTAACATCAGGGCAAAGCAAAAGAAACCAGCGGAAGCAGGACAGAAGTCAGAAACAGCGCCGTTTAGCATTCCATCTGGGCAGACAGATAAAGATGCAGAGAAAGCGGCAAAGGCAGCGGCTAAAGCTCAAAAAGCAAGAGAGACGGCGGCTGCTAAGGCTCAACGAGAAGCCAACAAAGAGATTGAGACTAACAAGCGCAGGCTTGCTCAATACCAAGCTATAGAAGAGAAAGAAGAGGAAGCGGCAAAAGCAGCAAAAGAAAGAGCTGATTCGTTCTCCGGATCATTATCCCCAACGCAAAACGTAGAAAACCAGTTTCAGCAGCAACTCACCGAACTTGAGAACTACGCCCTCGTCTATCCGCAGAAAATCGAACAAATCGAGGCAATGCGAAAACAGATTGAGGATAAGTATCGTCAGGAGAGGCTAGCGGCACAATGGGAAGAGTTTAGCCAGATGAATGCTGGCACTCAGGTGTTAGCTAATGCGCTTGATTCAATGGGCAGCACGGCCTCTAACGCCATCACCGGAATACTGACTGGTTCAATGTCGGCATCAGATGCAATGCGATCGTTAGCCTCTACGGTACTAAATAGCGTAGTTAACTCATTCGTCCAAATGGGAATTGACTGGGTTAAGTCTGCAATCATGGGGCAAACCGCAACCGTGGGCGCAGTGGCTGCGTCTACTGCTGCGCAGACCGCTGGCATTGCATCTACTACAGCAGTTAGTACCGCTGCGGCAGCGACAACAACAGCCGCATGGACTCCAGCGGCGATTGTTGCATCCATTGGTTCATTCGGTGGGGCTGCGGCGATCGGAATTGGTGCCGTACTTGGCGCACTCGCTATGGGAGTCGCCGGAGCCCGTAAAAATGGTGGCCCCGTATCAGCAGGCTCAATGTATCGCGTGGGCGAAGGCGGAGCACCAGAGCTTCTGCAGTCTGGCGGTAAGAATTACATGATCCCGGGCGACGGTGGGAAGGTGATTAGCAATGCAGACTTGCAGACCAGCGGAGGCGGCAACATCCAAGTATCAGTCGTATTTAACGATTACACATCCGGAAGCCACTCATACGATGCTCAAACCTCGCAGGATGGTAATAGCTTAACCATTCAAGCTTTCATACTGGATATGGACCAGAAGGGACCTATGCAGCAAGCGATAACTCGAAATACTACAGCAACTTCACGCGCCACTGGGGGCTAAGATGGCTATTCCATATCCTGATTGGCTGCCACTGGCGCAGAAATCTGACAAGAGTCCGGCGACGGATACCGGATTTAGAACAGATCAGCCACTTGTCGGTGCGCCAATCTTCCAGAAGTTAACCGATGATTTAAAAACGTCATTCTCTCTCAAGTGGATATTCACGTTCACACAACACCGCGCATTCATGCAGTGGCTACGCAGCCCGAACTATCTCGATAATTGTAACCAGTGGTTCTCCATGCGCCTGAACAACGGTACAGGGGACACAGGCATCGAGTTGCAGGAGCTGCATTTCACGGCGTGGCCAACGTGGAACCAGACAGGGAATATTTTCACGTGGTCTGGGGATGTCATCTGCAGGAAGCTGAATAACGCTGATGATGAGTTTGACGACATCATTGTCGAGTTGCCGCCGCCTTGGGCGAGCTGGCTGGATATCATTGTCACTGGCTATCCTGATGACCGTGATCCGGAATCATTGCCGAGGGTGCCATAACAATGCCAACGCTAAGAGAGTATCGGGCTCAGCGACCAAACCGGATAATCTACGAGACTATTGAGTTTCATCATGTTTCGTTTGGCAGCTTCTATCTAGTCAACAACCAAGTTTTCCCGAAAACGCTGGGCGGAGTGGAGTATAAGCCATGCCGATTTGAGCTTTCGGAAAGTCAGCAAAGCAGCACACCAATCATCGATTCAACGATTAAGTTCAGTCGTTTGGCGCAGGACTTCAAGCAGCAACTGAAGGTCTGGCGTTCGTATAGCCGCATTGAACCAATTACCGTGACCTACCGGCTGTTTGACTCTAAAGACATGACAACGGCGATAAAAGAGTGGCAGTTGTACGTCAAAGATTGCTCACTTGATGCTGATAACGTCAACGTTTCTCTATCGATGACAAACCCACTCAATACTAACGTGGCCTTGCTGTATGACCCGGCATATTGGCCCGGTCTCGAAATCGGATAAACCATGACTAAATCTGACTTTATAAAACGGATGATCGGCATTCCGTGGTCTAACCGCGCCTGTTCGATGGAGGCCTGTGACTGCTGGGGGCTAGTCGCGCTGTATTACCGGAACGTGCTTGGCAAAGAAGTGCATCACAAAGCTGGATATGAAAGTAACCGTGATTTCCTTACCTGTTATCGCGAAGAAGTGGTGTTTTGGCAGCGGGAGCCAATTCCCGTCGAGGATGGTATTTTTGTTGGCTACATGGGGCGTAGAGCGGAGCACGTAGGTTTAGTGCTCAATGGGATGGCATTACATAGCCGTGGACTTAACGGCTCTGTGAGGCTCGACAAGCTGCGTGTAATGGAAAAGGTATTCACTAAAGTGGAGTTTTATTCATATGGCACTTCTAGAAATACAGCACTTGCCAGGAGTGCCGAAGGAGAGAATTGAGCTGGCCAACGGCTCTAACTTTTATAATTGGTTGGAGCAGCAAGCGTTTGATAGAGATATTGCAATCGTCATCAATGGCGTGTTGGCAGACGAGGAGACCGAGCTTTCGTTTGAACTCACAGAGTTGCATCGCATCCAGATATTCAATCAGCCGCGAAGCATCGTCAGCGATATCCTGAGCCCGGTCTTCAAACTCGTCACCAAAGTATTTTCGTTCTTAGCGCCCAAACCTTCATTCTCGACGTCTGCGGATAATAACGCAAAAGAAAGCCCGAATAATAAGCTGACCGGTCAAACAAATATCGCCCGCACATATCAAGCTAGACCTGATATTTATGGGCAGGTTCGCTCATTCCCAGACTTAATCCAGCAGTCTATGTTCGAGTTTACTGACAACATCAAGTACGTTACTGAATGGATGAATTTTGGGATCGGGCAATACACGGTTGAGAGTGTGCGCTACTCAGAGTCAAGTCTGGGTTCGATTGCCGGCGCTAGCTACCAGTTCTATCCGCCCGGCACCGTCATCCCAGAAATCATTCAGGGATTCGAATTTGATGACGTTGACGGTCAAGAGGTGCTGGGGCCGAACGAAGACAACAGCGAGCAAGTAGCAACTGCAACGACTAATGATGTGGTATCCGGTACGATAACTGGCACGTCAGCGGCTGTTAAAATCGTTCAATCGCCAGATTTCGACTACTTCTTTGACATTCCCAAGCCTCTACCAGTGCAGGTTACTGTCAATGTTACGCGCCATCTGGCGTCCGGTGATGTGACTGAAGACGTAACGTTTTCAGCGTCGCTTGACTCGGCGACTGAGTCAGATGATGGCGCAGTTATCGACCCTGTAAACTACTTCACCTTCCAGCTTTCATCAATCAACAGTCCTGTCGAGATTCCAGCGGGCTCGACAATCAATAACACGATATTCACGCTGACTGAAAACAAAGGGAATATCTCGGGTCCATACTTCGCTGCGATTGAAGGAGATGAACTGTGGGTGCATCTGCAGGCGCAGCTTGGTAAGCGCGAAGGTGCTGACTTCTTGCTTGAATACTGGGCTGTTGATGACGATAACAACAGAATATCTCCGACCTATAGCTACTCAAGCTTTATTTTCAACGCTAGTGATAGTCGCGCTGATTACATATACGGCACATTCAAGTTTACTCCGCCGTACGGTAAAGCGCGGTATGCGTTCCAGTTGCGAAAGACTAACAACAGTTCTGATAGCAACCTTTTGCAAATATCAGAAGCTCACTCAGTCACGCGACGCAAGAATGTGACATATCCAAATGACACTCTTGTGAAAGTGACGGTACGCGCTACTGAACAGGCCACCGGCTCACGTGATCGCAAATACAACGCACTCGTTACACGTCACACAATCAGCTATGACATCAATACTCGCACTGTTGACTATACGCTCAGGCCGTCGCGCAGCTTTGCTGATGCCGTTGCTCATGAGTGGCTGGTCATAGGGAAGCAACCAGAAGACACGATAGATTTGTACGAGCTCTACAGCATCTATCAGTCATTACCAGATCAGCTTTTGGGATACTTCGACTATACGTTTGATGATGAAGATATCTCCCTAGGCAACCGTGTTGAGACTATCTGCAACGCGGCGCGAGTGATCGCATATTGGGATGATGGCGTTCTGACGTTCGCGCGGGATGAGCGCAAAGAGTTCCCGTCTGCTGTATTCAACAGAGCAAACATCGTCGCTGATGAGTACAAAATCAGTTATGACATGACGATGCCAGGAGGATACGACGGTGTAGAAATCGAGTATGTCAGTCCAAAAACAAACAAGAAAACCTACATCAGGTACCGCATCACAGATACAGGGATTGTTGAGCAAGCGGCATCATCGCCGCTCAAGATATCGCTGAGTGGTTGCCGCAATGAGTATCAAGCTAGAGATAGGGCGCTTCTGGAAGTTAACCGATTAGTCAGCTCTCGCATGAAAATGAACATGAAGACGCTGGCCGATGGGGAATATGTTTCGCCCGGTGAAATGATTGTTGTCGCTGATACCTATGACACAAACCAGCAAGCTGGCTATATCGTTGCGCGGAACGGAAATGATTTTGATACGAGCGAGCAGATTAACTTTGCTTGCGACATGTATGTCAGGGTAACCGATTCGATCGGCAACTCTACGGACAAAATCAGAGCTTACCCGCGCACAGACACAAAATTTGGATTCACCGCCGCGGTACCGAATATCACGCTCAATATCTTCGACGGCTACAACGTTCAATCACCATCTCGCTATGTCATCGCGACAACCGCAGAAATGGAGGCCATGCGCTGGAGAATATCAGACAAGAAACCAAACTCGGACGGTACGTTTTCACTGACGTGTGACGAGTATTTCGACGCTAAACCAGACTATAACGTCTAACCCACACCAACTATCAATAGCCCAGCCATAGCGCTGGGTTTTTTATGGAAAAATTATGGCTACTCAACCGACACAAAATTCAGTTCCAAGTGAATCACCACGCGACCTTAAGTTTAACGCAGGGAAGATTGACGAGTTCGTGACGTCATTAGCTCTACAGTATATCGATCGGTTTGGTAAGGCTCACTTAACGATAGAAGGCATGAAGCAGCAGGTTTTACAGCAGATTTATAATCTAGGCTGGAATCTAGTTGGGACATTTCAGGACGGAGCCACTCTATCAGCTGCAGGAGACATCATTCAAGATGAGACTACAGGTGTATGGTATCGCTGGGATGATATATCTACGTTACCAAAAGTTGTACCGGCAGGTTCAACGCCTGAATCAACTGGTGGGATTGGCGATGGCAAGTGGCTAGCGGTAGATGTCAGTGATGTGTTGAGGCATGAGCTGGCAGAGCCAACTGGGGCTGGAATGATCGGTGCTTTAGATTCAAATGGCGTAGCAACGACAGTACAAGGTGAGCTTGATAAGCTGCATAGAGAAATTGACATCACCCATAGAAAGAAAAAAATTCTAGATATTAACTGGATATTTCCAGACTATAATTCAATTATTGCTCAATACGGTTATTCTATTTTAATACCACAGGGTTTGGGTATCGATTCTGAGAACTATTATATTGCTTACACAAGTAATAGCGGTGGAGGCACAAACTTATGGCACTGGATCGTAGTATATCAACGCATTAGTGGGGATTATGTTCGCTGTTTCTCACTTCCAAATACCAATAATTTATCATACCCTGAATCTCTGTATATAAGAGATTATAATGGGGGGAAATATCTTTACACAACGGCAAATGGATCTGCTATTGGATATGACATCACAATCCCACCAGAGAACATGGGGCAAGCAAGCACGACCGTTTTTACAAAATCTGGCGTATCAGCATTTGCTCCATCTTCTTCTGGGCTCGCATGTTTTATGTCTGATTTTCAAGATAAATTTGTAACTGAAGTAGATTGGGACGGGGATATAGTAGGGTTAATCACTCTTAACTCATCAGTTCAAGCGTTAACAGGGAAGAGCGCACCATACAATTCTACGAGAACTAAAGTTCAGTCTCGTACGTTTTCTAACGGTAAACTAGTTATGGCTGGAGGTGCCCAATTTAAGAGTGATGATAGCAACCAGAACAGACTTCCTGCATACGCCCCATCTTATTTATTTGTTAATGGTGACGGTACCATAAGTGATGTATATATATATAACCCAATATCATTTTTAGAAAAGTTAGCAGGAGTAACGACAGCTCATTCTGTTGAGAATGAAGGTATAGCTTATAGTCCGGATGGAAAACTATATAGTTTGTGGTATTACGAGATACAAACTCCGTATTCATTGAGAATTTTCATTGTTGAAGAAGAGTCAAGTGATGTGTCCGCTATTGATTTGAGTGCGGATGTTCAAAATGTATTGATGGGAGGTGGGTATAGTGAAAATATAATTCGTTCATATGATAACACCAGATTTAATCCATATACGGGAGTAAATTTTTCTAACTGCGAAGCTGTTTGTGAATTGATGCGCAATGGATTAATTGATGGCCCTCTTACGCTTTATGTTGCCAGTACATTCTACTTTAATAAAGAAAATACATATCTAGTTCCATCTGGGACAAAAATCGTATTTACAAAAATAAACGCTGGAACGGTATTTATGGAGTGTTCTAGTGGTTCGCTGCGTACAACTGTGACATCGACAGGCCTAGGTCAATTGACATTCAATAGAGGGCAGATAGGTGGTAACTCGACAGATCCATGGCTAGGAACTGGTGATTTTGCCATTCTTGGAATGGGTGGTTTAGGGGTGGTTGCTACAAGGAGAGCCGGTACTGCGCAGTCAGTTCATCATCGTTTCGAAAACGCAAATGGAGTAGTAGGGACGATTGAAACAACGTCAAATGCTACCCTATATAATACGTCATCAGATTTGCGACAAAAAAATATTATTGGTGAGGTGGATGGGTTAGCACTAGTCAGCGCTATCGTTGAAAGTGGAGGAGTTAAGGAGGCTGAATTCAAAAATAATTTAGGAGAACACTACCCAATGCTGATCGCTCAAGCCGTACAGAATCATTTACCGTCTGCAGTTTCATGTGGAGAAGATGGATTTCTTGATGTTGATTATAGTAAATTAGTACCAGTCTTACTAAAAGCAATTTATCAACTGGCAAAATAAAAAGAGCCCCTCCTAAAGGGGGGGCATATAATTACTTGTAGAAAGTTCTCTTAAAAATTACTTCTCCATTTGACCTTTTGTACGCGCCAAACTCTATTCCTTCAATTCTATTGCTATCAATATTTTTAATCCGAACATAAGTAAAATGTCGTGTGCCTATATCAATAGTACGCATAGGAAGTGATGTGTTTTTTGATATAACACTTCCGTTAAGTATTGGCTTTATGAATAACATAAAATCATCTGAATATGGTACATTTACAGAATTGTTAAATTCAAGGATGAATAAGGATTCATTTCTAAATTTATCGAAATAGGAGTAGACACCTTTAGCTATACTACCTTTGATGTCAACATTAAGATGATAATTATACTCACCAAGCAGAACGGAGTAATCAAACGGCGGCTCAACAGCAGAGATCTTCTTCATCCCATAAAATGAAGCCATATAAGGTGAATGGTATGTATCAAACTTATCACCGTCTTTCATCAATCCAGTGAAATAAAAACCGGGGATAGTAACCTCATCCTTATTGTTGCTCTTTGCATCACGAATGATTTGAGACCTAACGAATGATTGAAGATAGGCCTGCTTGTAAGCTAAATACATACTTTTATAAGAAGGGATAAACAAAAACGAAGTTACTGATATTGTAGTTATTGCAGTAAATACAAACATTCTTCCTGTATTATACAATACAACAGATAGAGCACATAATAAAAATATAAATGCACCGTTCATAGCTCGTGGAGGATATGCAGGAGCTGCAAACATAATAAAGTTTGAGCATAAAAATGCCATGAATAGCATAAATGAAAGCGCTACAGGCTTGTTGTCATAGCTTTTCCTACTTATCAACATAACTGCACAGGAAAGCATAAATACAGCAATACCAATCCAAATGTGCGAAAACATATCTGGCATTGTTATGTAAAGGTGCTTGAATAATTTTTGTAGTAAAGTCATCTCTCGCCATGACTCAAGAGAAGCACCGGATGCTCTGGCAAAATTGCCAGGAGCAAGAAGCATAGCTGATGCACCAATTAGTGATGATATGCTACCGAAAGCCAACGACCTGCCTACTTTCCCTTTCGTTATGCGATAATAAATGCATATAGCAATCATGCAAATAACAAGGGTTAGGCATGTATTTTCATTAGACCAACCGGCCAAAAGACCGAATAACGATAAAGATATTACGTCAGAAATTTTGTTTCTTTCTTTCTCTCTGTACTCTATTGACTTTCTTATGAAATACATTATGAATAATGTTGTCCACATATAGTTAGCGCTACCTACAATCCAAAACATCACCTGACCAAGGTTTGGATTAGACACCCAATATGTGAGGAATATAATAACTGCGCTAACTGTAACTCTTTTAAAGTTTATTTCTTTACATATGGATGTTGGTAACATTGCTATGTTATAAATTAACAGAGTGCTACCAAGGCTATTCAATAATGCGGAAATGGTGTGATTATTGAAACTAAGTATGATCGTGCTTGCATAATCAGCAACAACCCGACCACTCCATGTGAAATAATGATTAATATGGTGCTTTGGATTTAGCCCAATTAAAGAGTACGGGAAATCATCTGAGTGCATTGGAGTATAAAGAGCAATGATTGAAATAAGTGAATATATTACAATCATAACTATATAAAAAGTGTTCTTTTTATTCATTGGTATAATTACCTTTTTTAAGAACGTATTTTGGACGTTTTTTAACTTCAACATAAATTCTACCTATATACTCACCAAGCACTCCAATCCCGATTAACTGCACTCCACCTAAGAATAGAATGGCTGTCATCAATGATGGATAACCGGGTACAGGGTTTCCCCAAATTAGCTTATCCACAATCATCCACGCTGCATATAGAAAAGCAAAGGCAGAAACGCTGAGGCCTATGTATGTCCAAATTCGTAATGGGAACGTAGAGAAGCTTGTGATCCCCTCCAATGCAAGATTCCATAGCTTCCACCCATTGAATTTAGACTCGCCGGCACATCGTTCGGCTCGGGAATATTCAACAACCTCAGTTTTACCACCAACCCAGCTTAGAATCCCTTTCATAAAAAGATTTCGCTCGGGCATTTTTTTGATGTTCTCGACAACCTCGCGAGACATTAGGCGGAAATCACCGACATTTTCTTCAATTTTCGGATTGCTGATTTTGTTGTGTAGCTTATAGAACATTTCAGCGGACTTGCGCTTTAGGTGTCCATCTGTAGAGCGGTCGGTGCGTTTTGCTAGCACCATGTCAGCACCAGCTTTCCATTTTTCTATCAGTTGAGGTATGACATCGATAGGGTCTTGCAGATCAACATCGATAGGAATGACAGCATCACCAGTTGCATGGTCTAGCCCAGCAAATAATGCGGGTTCTTTTCCAAAGTTTCGAGTGAAGCTTAATGGTTTAACTAATTCATCTGAAATAGCTAGCGCATTAATAATATTTTCAGTCGAGTCTTTGCTACCGTCATTGATGAATACAATCTCAACTTGATATTCTTTTAGAGGGTCATATTCACGAACTGCTTTATAAAAAATAGGTATCGTGTCCTCTTCATTGAAGACAGGAACAACCAACGAAATTTTCAC